TTGTGCAAGTGAATTATCAGGACAACCCATGGTTCCCTGATGTGTTGGAGTTGGACCGCCTGGAAGACCTCACAAAGCGCCCTGAGATCTACCCTCATGTCTGGGAGGGTGACTTCATGATTCATACCGAAGGAGCCTACTACGCCCACGAGATGCTGCAGGCCAAGGATAGGATTACCGCCGTGCCGTATGACCGCGGCGCGTCTGTGATCACGGCCTGGGACTTGGGTATGGCAGATACCACCGCGATATGGTTCGCGCAGTTTGTGGGGCAGGAAATCCGCATAATCGACTTCTACGAGAACTCAGGTCTGGCCCTGGACCACTACGTTAAGGTCATGCAGGAGAAGGGCTACAACTACGAGCAGCACATCCTGCCGCATGACGTCCGGGTCAAGGAACTGGGCACCGGCAAGTCCAGGATGGAGGTGTTGCAGTCGCTGGGTCTGAACGGCGTGGAGGTCGCGCCCATGCTCCCGGTAGAGGACGGGATCCAGGCTGCCAGGACCATGATCGATAGGTGCTGGTTTGACGCGGACCGCTGCGAGAGGGGCATTGATGCGCTCAGACAGTATCGCCGGGATTGGGACGAGAACGGCAAGGCCTGGAGGGGCAGACCGCACCACGATTGGTCATCTCACGCTGCAGACGCATTCAGATACCTAGCCGTAGGATACAAGCCTAAGCATGTCTGGGGCGCTCCAATTCGCAGGAACATCCAAGGAATCGCGTGAATATGTGCTAGACTCTAGCGCATGCCACAATACATTCCATTCAAAGACAGATCTGCTCTTGAGAAAACCAAGGCAATGGCCAAGGGCGGCCTGCTTGGCGCTAAGTATTTCGGTTCTGAAGATTACCTGCGTCATATGTTCAACCAGGACAAGATAATCGAGGCGCTCGCTAACAGAATAAATGAGCCGCGGGTAAGTGGGGGCTTGTTGGACTCAGCAATCAATTTTGCCGGCGCGTATGATTGGGCTGTTAGGCCTGGCGTAGAGCCCCAAGACGCAAGGGACATGGGCCTGGCCTATCAGATGTTCGATGCGACACTGAGGGATTTTGGCCGCAGGATCCCGGAAGAGGAAGAGTTAGACTATATTCAGAACATGGCCGGCGTTGAGGCTGGAATCATGGACAGAGAGCAGGGCCGCCGGATGACAGACCTGGAACTGCTAGATGCGGCAATCAGGTATGCCAAGAACTACGGGAACACCAGACGATAATGGCAAAGAAGAAGTCAGAGCAAAGCACCTACGAGATGATGCAGGAAGGCAAGGGCGTCAAGGGCACATCTATCGGTGGTGGCGCCATCAAGCGTAGCACGATGAGCAAGGATCAGAAGCGTAATTACAAGGCTTACAAAGGGCAGGGCAGATAATAGCCAAGAAAAAACCAGAACAAAAATAGGAGAGCATATAATGAATAAATCTATTGATGACGTCTCATGCATGGCATGCGGGAATAAAATTAAGCACTTTGAGTCTGTTGAGATCGATATGGGTCTCGTTTGCAAGGAGTGCTCAGATATAGGAAAGGCAGAAAATGGCAGGTCTTCTGAGTCTAGCGACTAAATTCGGAGATACTAGCGTAGAGAATCTGCGCCGCCTAGGGTTCCTGAAGCCGGAGACAGAGGCGACCGAAAGAAACATTAAAAGCGCGATTACAAGATACAATAAGAGTCTTGAGAACCCCGCTGTCAGGCGCAGAGAAAAGATGCGCAGGGATGGCCAAGACAGCTTTGTAGACTCTGACCTTGGTCCTCGAAAAATAATCACACCGGAGGACATGCTAGGCAATACCCTTGTTCCTTTGTTTGGTGACAGGACTATTACTGGCAGAACCATAGAATCAATCAGAGGCATTGATCTGCCTACGCCTCAGAGGTCTGATGGAGGTGTAAACTTTATCAGAAGGAACCAAAATACCGATTTAGCCTATGCATCAATGCAGGATGCTGCCGCCAAAAAGCAAGGCAACTTTGACTACGCTGCTGATCAAACAGACAACCCTAATGTATTAGGCGTCTACACAGCTTCTGCTGACCCTGCTTACAACTTCACCAACCCTACAGCCGGCTCATTGTTCCAGATGACCAAGGCTCTCAATCTCCCCAAAAAAGCAAAAGATAAATTTGACTCGGATATGCGGAAGAAAGCCCCGGAGTGGGTTGGCTTGGACCATCCAGAAGCATACGACCAGTTAATGGGTCTTGGTAAATACCCAATGGAGGGTGCTGGTGCAAGAAGGATTAAGTTTGTCGATACCATGGATACGGCTGCCTACAGGGATTTAGGGTTCCCACTTAGATCTGATGTAATCAATGTTATTGCTGAGCCAGACCTAGCAAATGTCAACCGCGGCGACTCCGGCTACGGCGTCATGAGGGCGGAGATAGGCGCTGATATCGTTCCTATTAACGATCATATGGCTTATGGGTCAGGGATACTTGGTGGGTATGAGGGCGGCACGGCTACCTCAAGGCCGGCTCAGGTCATGTTCCCAGACGCATTTAATTGGATGGCGGCTCAGGGTAGAGGCCCTGAAGGTCAGTTAGGATCTCTTATGATGGATCCCAAGCTATACCAGAAAGCTAATCAGCAATGGCTTGATAGGGTTATGCACTACGATGAAACTGGGAAAATATTACCTAGTAGCCCGGTTGCCGGTGCTGCTACAGGTTTGCTTGCGCTCACGGGGAGGGATCAGGCTATAAACGCTCACTCTCAAGAAGTAGAGGACAGGATGCGGGCTATTGGTATGGACCCAAGGCCAGAACCTGGTTACGAGTACGGAGACATCCTCCCGTTCCGCAGGAACATAGAAACTGGTGACACAGAGTTGGCAGCACCATCGTTTATTCGGGACTTAGTCCGTGGGCTCATAGACCTGTCGCAAACACCTAAAACTGGGGTCTATAACCCGCAGTCTTTATTAGACGTTATGCTGTAAGCCCAGCAGAGAAATAACAAACCCATCCAACGTAAATTATAGGCCGTTTGGTGCTATACTCAGGTCAGACACAGGGTAGGACCAATGGCTATAACTACATACACAGAACTCAAGGCAAGCATCGCAGATTTCCTGAACCGGGACGATCTGACGTCCGTGATACCTGATTTTATCTTCCTGGCAGAAGCCCAGATGGAGCGCGAGATCAGGCACTACAGCATGGAAAAGCGATCTACTGCCGAGATAGATTCCAGGTACTCAGAAATCCCTAGCGATTTTCTCGAGCCAATCAGATTCCACATAGAAGAGCGGTCAACTAGGCTAGAATTGATATCCCTGGACGACATGCTTGAACTCAGGCAGAACACCAACGATGCGGGTGGAATCCCCACAAACTACGCCATCAGCGGCGGGGCAATAGAGGTCTATCCAACTCCTGACGCAACCTACAACGGTGAACTGCTGTACTACGCCAGCATAGATAAGCTGTCAGGCTCAAACGCATCAAACTGGATACTCACAAGCCATCCTGATGCTTACCTGTACGGCGCATTAGTGCAGTCAGCGCCATACCTCAAAGATGACGCCAGGATGCAGATTTGGAGTATGCTGTACGCCGGAGCCGTGTCTTCAATTAACACCCAGAGCAAAAGGGCCAAGTCTGGCGGTTCTGGGCTCAGGATAAAAATCAGGAGTTACTGATGTCTCTTACTAATACATACGAAACAACCACACTGACCTGGCTGTTCACAGGCGATTCAGCTACCAGGCCGACAAGCTGGTACATAGGCCTGTTCACCTCTGATCCAGGCGAAACAGGAGGCGGCACCGAGGTCTCCGGCGGATCTTATGCTAGGACCGCCGTAACCCTGTCTGTGTCAGGAAACCTGGCTACCAACAGCGGCGCCGTTGAATTCGCCGCGGCCACAGCATCCTGGGGCACAATCACGCACATTGGCGTCATGGATGCATCTACAGGTGGCACGATGATCGTCCATGCCGCACTGAGTTCGAGCAAAACCATTGATTCTGGCGATGTATTCAGGATACCTACAGGTGACCTAGACATCACCCTAGACTGATGGCATTACGTCTTGGATATGGCACTGGGGCATACAGCGCCGGCAAGTATGGATACCCCGAGGTATATGAAGGGGCATCCGCCACATCCATAACATCTGTCGTAACTCAGGCAGACGGGACTAGGGTAAGGCTTGCGGCCGCCGCGGTAGCGGGGCAGGTATCGACATCTGCAGCCGCCCAGGTCGTTAAGCTTGGAAGCGCAGCTGAATCTATCGCATCAAGCGTTACTGCGACAGCCCTGCGGGTACAAAACGCTACGGCTTCCGAGGGATTAACCGCCACTGTTACTGCTATAGCTAACAGGGTCCAGAATGCAGCGTCCGCTGAGGCGCTCGCCGCGGCTGTTACTGCGTCAGGAATAACGGTCAGGAACGCCTCTGCCAGTGTAGCGCCTAGCGCATCTGCTACTGCTTCTGGTGAGCGGATAAGGCTTGGCCTGGCATCAGTCAGCCCAAGTACGGCAACGACAGCTAATGCTGTAACAGTGTTGTCTGCGTCATCAAGCGTGTCGATATCTGTTATACTCGGGGCAATAGCAAGCAGGGTTCAGAGCGCGACTTGCTCAGAATCGTTTAGTGCAAGCGCATCGTGTTCTGCCAGGTACAAGTGGGAAGACGATGCATATCCTAGCGATACCTGGTCCGCAGAGGCTGACGATGTTATTACATGGACCGACCAGGAACTGACGGCAGAGGCCTGGACTGCACAGGCGGTAGCAAGTAAGACTTGGGACAATATAACTAACGCAAGCGAAAGCTGGACAGGAATATAGAGGCACAACATGGCTGATACAACTACTACTACATACGGATTGACCAAACCTGAGGTTGGTGCGTCTGATGACACCTGGGGCACCAAGCTTAATACCAACCTGGACAGCCTTGACGACCTCCTGGACGGAACCACTCCTGTCACTGGCATTGATATCAATTCTGGCACCATTGACGGCACTACCATTGGTGGTACAACCCCGGCTGCTGGTACTTTCACTGCTGTCACAGTTGACAACATTGTTATAGACGGTGATGTCATTAACTACGGTGCTGGTGATGTTACT